ACACCTGATTGTGGTTGTGTATTAGGAAAAGAACTTTCATTTGCTATTGCTTCTAAACCACCAATAGGTGCTAACTGTGCAGCAACATAATCTACGATTGCACCACTTGTAGGAAACTTAGTATCGTCATCAGTTATAGTTGTTGCCTTCTGTAATCCATCTAACTGATTGAGGTCTGCTATATCAGATGTTAAAGCTGTACTGTCAGCTAATTTAGAAGCTGTACCTGATTGCATACCTGCCAAAGTTTTTAATTCTGCATCTGCTATTTTGGCATTTGTCACAGCGTCATCTGCTATCTCACTTGTATTAACTGAGTTCGCTGCAAGATGACTAGCATCAAGAGGACTACTTGCTATAAGAGTTTTTATTTCTGACGCTGTTTGATCTGCGGTTGCACCTGCTTCTATTGCATTTAATTTGCTGTGGTCATTATCAGTAAACACGTTGCTATCACTAGCTGCTTCTACTGCTGCTCTTATCTCTGCATTAGTTTGATCTCCTGTTGCACCTGCTTCTATTCCATCTAACTTGCTGTGATCTGCGTCAGTAAATGCGTTTGTATCAGCATTATTTTCATAAGCAGTTTTTATCTCTGCATCTGTTTGATCTGCTGTAGCTCCTTCTTCTATTCCTCCTAACTTGTCTGTAATTTCTTGTTGAGCAAATATTACTTGATCGCTGTTTGTATCTAAATCTGCTTCTGTTAAAACACTACCATCTGAAAAATCTACCTTCTTAGCACTTATATCTGTATCTCTTTGAAACCTAACAGCAGCACCATTGGCAGGGGTGTTTCCACTCGTAAAAGTAACAGTTGAACCATTAATCGTATAATGCGTATTAATGGTTTTTAATACACCTGCAACAGTAACATCTATTTCACTATCAGCTAAAAATGAAAATGGTATGGCAAAAGCATTTGTACTTCCATTACCTGTATGTGTAACTGAAGTTGTTGCGGTGTTAGTAGCCATGATTAGTTAGATAGATTTCTTAAATATTTGTCAGAGTAATCTATTTGAATACCAGACTTATAATCCATTATACGGTCTTGTTCATTTGATGAGAAGTTGTTGTCAATATATTCTTGCTCTGCTATTCCAATATAAGTTTTGTTTATGTATGTAAGTTCTGCAAAGATAGCGTTAGCTGCTATTGCACCTGCCTGACTATTCAAACCTTCTTCTTCAATAATATCTCTATTTGATATGTAATCATCTGATTTTAAATAGCTATTCATACTTTCAAGTATAGTTCCTTCTCCATATCCAACATCAACTTCTAAAGTATTGATTCTTATTTTTAAAGCATTGTAACCATTTGCATCTAACCTTATTGGTACAAAATCTTCTTTACTAAAGTCACCTGTTATAAATTCACTAGGTTCTTGTATTCTTCTTCCTATTTGTGCTAGTGCTGTCCATATAGGTTGATTCTTGCTTTTGCTTGTAACACTTACACCAAATACGTTACCTCCTATCCTGTTTGGATATTCGATTGGTTCGTTTGTTATATGTTCTACATCAAATGGTAGGTCAGCACCTATTCCATATTTTGCTGTGAATTGATTAAGAATAGAACGATTTATGATAGACATACCACCACTTTTTTCATAGTTAGGGTCTGTAGGGTCTCCTGTTGTTAAAATATCACCTGCTCTTACTTTTGTATCTGGTCGTTGTTGATTTGCTCTAAAACCAAAAGCACTACCTTTTATATCTTTTATTTCTTTATGGCTAAATCCCATCACTCTTAATATGTCATTTGGGTATCTTCTTAAATCTGATACCAAACCAGAAAAAGGTAAACGAGAAGCAATTTGCCTACCTATAAAATCTCCTACTTTTCTCATTCTGTAGTTTTTAACAGCATCACCACTAGAGTCTGTAGGAGCTGTAGCATCACGAAATATATTTATAAATTCTTCAAACTGTGAAGTCCATGAATCGTTATACATATTTTGTACTACAGATGCAATTAAACCAGTTGTTAAATCGTCATAAGGTTTACCGTTAAACATACCTAGAGAGTTTGTAACATCTACGATAGTTTTTATAGTTCCTGATACAGGTTCAAATACACCTTCGTATGAATCGTATCTATAAACAGGTTTTCCATCTGCACCTATTTTTGGTTCTCCGTTTTCGTCATACTGTAATCTACCAACACTATATGGTCTCCAACCATTTTTATATTTATTAATCCACATAGCTTTACCTTGTTGCTTGCCAAAATCAGGTCCACCACCTGTCAATATAAGAGGAGGTATATATGTAGGGTCTGATAGCAGCATATTTGCACCTACAGCAAAACCACCAATAGTTGTTACTACAGATATTGCATGGTTAATATCTCCAATAGCTAAAGCTCTTATTTTTGGGTCTGGACTATTTAACTGTTTTGATAATTGAGGTATAAAAACTTCACTCATAGGATTAAGATTTCTACCACCTACAGTTGGCAAGCCTTTAGGAAAATTTATTGGTTGCATAGTAACAGGATTAACTATTGGTACAAACAAAGGGTTGTTGCGGTAGTTAGCTTCTTTAAGGTTTGTAGGAGTTCTCGTAAAAGAAAGCATAAATCTTACTAAAGGAAACTGATTTGCTTTATCATCAGCGTATTTAGAGATACCTCCAAATGGACCAGTAGTATCTATCTCTTGTGTAAAAGTTGAAAATTTAGCTTGTTTCTTTGCGTGAATTAAAAATCTTTTTGTTAAATCATCTAGTTTTTTATTACCATTTTGTGCATACCACTCAAGTATTGCCATCTTATGTTTGTTGATAAATTTATTTATTTCATCACCTTGTAATCCTTGTCTTTTAGCTTCTATAAAAGCCATATAAGTAACATCTGCTATAAGGTTTGGAGCCTGTACCATAGCGTCAGTAGCGGTCATGTTTCTACCAGAAAATCTAACCGCCCTACCTGTGTTGTTTATTATTGCACCTTTAGCTCCACCTGCATCAGTTTTTATTGCAAATTTATTTTCAAACTTTCTATTACCTATGTTGATAAAGTTATCTTCTAACTTCATAGATTTTTTATAAGCTGTTCTCATAAAATGATAGTTGCTATGTAACGCTGCAAGATGTCTTAGAGCTGCTTCAAATGCTTCTGGATTTCTTGCACCATAAAATAACTTTAGTTGTCTATAGTATGTGTTAATAGTTGCAGAGATAAGGTTTGCGGTATTAGTACCAAATCTAAATAACATACCATTAATACCTATTTCATTTACTACTCTCATACCTTTATTAAAAGCACCATCATCTTGTAACTTGAAAGCATTAACTTTAGTTAGACCAAATAATGTTTCTGGTTCTCCTTCTGCTACTTGTATCATTTTGCCAATTCTATATAGCTCTGAATAATCACCTGTTTGTTTAGCTAGTTCTAAATTTCTTGATAAGTCTTTCTTTAAATCTTCTGCACTAAAAGCTACTTCATCTAAAGTATTTGCAAACTTTTCTTCATTTAGAGTTTTTGGCTGTGGTGTTTCATCAGCCATATATTCTGCTGCTGTTTTTCCACCCATATCTTTTTTTACTTTAATTTTTAATTTTTCTAAAGTCTGTCCAGCTCTACTTGCAGGTACTAAATAATTAGTCAACCATTTTTTCATGTCATCTATTTTGTTTGCCAAATCAACTATTGCTATTTCTATGTTTTCTGGATTCTTACTATTTAAAGCTTTTAGGTATGCGTTGTTAGCATTGTTAAGATTTTCTGCTGACATAACTGCTGTTATTGCTAAAGCAGCATTAACTTCTTTTTGTTTTGTAATACCATGAAAGTTTTCTATTTTTTGTGCTTCACTTTCTATTAGTTTTGTTTTTGATAAATCAATTATCTTTTTTGAAAAATCTTTTTGTTCTGGGTCAAATAGTCCTAAAGCTTTTATTAAAGTCTCTTGATCTGTTTCTGATTCAAGACTACTCCAACCTTTACTCTTTAAAGCTTTAACTATATTTTTAAAGTTTGTGATATTAGGTTCATCAACATATTTAAGTAATACTGTTTGTGTTGGATTAAGATTTTTGTCTCCCAAATCAGGTGCAGTAAAATCTTTAGAGTTTGCTTTTACAAATGCCTGATCTGTTGGTACATCTATTTTTAGTCCAGCAGTACCTTCTCCTAATGCTTTAAAAGAACCTGTTTTTTCTTTTACGATATTTTTAATTTTTTCATGTATATTATCTCCATGTTTTCTTACTGTGTTAACGCTTATACCTTGATCTTCAAGTAATTTTGTTAATCTTTCTTGTGTTCTTATTTGAGTTTCAGTTGGTTTTCTTTTTAAAAATCTTTGACTTCTCAATATATATGCAACTTTATCTATATCAGAATTAAAATTTAATACAACATTTCCGTATCTCGGTGACATTTTGACAAAGCCTTTTGGCAAAACAAAGTCACCTATATTTACTTCTCCTATATTGAATTTTGTTTTTGTTTTATTATCTATAGATTCATCTAAATTTTTTATTTCAGGTTCTACCTGACCTTCTACCATTTTAATTTTACTGGTATCTATATCATCACCATCTACGTTTGCTTTTTTAGTTGGGTTGTCATCAACAGCTTTTTTAAATTTATTAAGAACTGAAAAAATCTTATCTAATTTCTTCTTATCATTTTTTGTAATAAGCTTATTTATTTCATCAGCATTTTTATCAGCAAATTTATTAAGGTACTTTTCAAATTGATTCATAGTACCTTTAAAAGTTGCACCAAAAGTACCTCCTAAACCTATAGCTGTTAAATATTCTTGTACGCTAGGAAACTTTTTTTCATCTATTAGTTTTCTAATAGTTAGTTCTGTACCTGCCAAAGTACCACCAAAAAGACCTGATTGCCTTATACCTTTCCAACCTTTAGCTGTAGAACCAAAAGGTATAGCTTGCACTACAGCAGCAGCAAAAGCTTCTCCATAATTTATTTGACCACCAAAACCTACTTTAGCTTTATCACCTAATCTTGCTTTTTGTGAAGCAATATTTAACTCCCAACCAACACCAAAATTAACAACAACATTAGCTGTAACACCCCAAGGACCCATACCGAGTAGAGGTGCAGTAGCAACATCAGTAGCCAAACCTCCACCGATCTCTAACCCAAGACCCTGTACTTGTCTGACCCAAGGTTTTAAATTATTTCTATCTGGGTTTTCCCACTCAATACCTTTCTCGTCATATTCAGCTATAACTTTGTTTAATCCATCTTGAAATTCTTCGCTGTCAACTACATTTAAAGGAATACCGTCATTTAAAAAATCCCAAAATCTAATTCCTGTATGTTTCTCAAATATGTTTTGTGCTTCTATTCTTTGTTTTGGCCTTTTCATATTACGCAAGATATATTCTTTGTACCCAATAAAGTTCAAAGCTCCGTCACTTATATGACTATTTATTTGTTCTTTTGCTTTTTCAGTATTACCTTCAGCCTGTAGATATAAAGAAGTTAACTCCTGTGAAGGGTCAAACATATTTTCTTTATAGAAAGAAAAATTACCACCATCATCTGATTCATCATCATCATTGAACATGGTAAATTCGTCATCTTTAAATAAGGAGTTATAAGTATCTTTCATACTTATATCTTGGTTCCAATCAAAATAACTATTTACTTGTGTATTATTTCCACCTGTAGTCTCTGGTTCATAAGCAACATTATTATCAAACTTAATAAACGTATTATCAAAAGGGTCAAGTACTATTGGTTCTGGCACTTGAGCTGTGTTATCTTTTTTTTCTTCAGCCATGTTAAATAATTACTTTTGAACCTGTTGGGTCTATATTCCATAGAATATCAATTACTCGTTTCAATGTCTCTTCATTCTCCTTAATTGGTGCTTTTTCTAATAATTGTTCTTTAGTCGTTACACCTGCATCTTTTAATCCAACATACTGATAAGGTCTTAGCATTTCTGTAATTATATCTGTTGAATATACTCCGTAAGGATATTCTCTTACACCTAATCTTGCTCTTGCTACTCGCATTAGAACTGATTGCATTACACCAAATATATCATCTTCACTACTTAATATTGCTTCAGTAAGTACCATTTGTGCTATTGCATATTTAGCTTCTATATTCTCTTTTGTGTTATTCATAACTAGATCAGTATATATTTCTTTTGCTTTGTCTATAACTTGTTTAGATGACTTGTCTGCATAAGCATGACTAAATCCATCTTTTTCAATCTTGGTTATAAAGTTTTTATCATTCTCTAAATTACTACCTCTACCACCACTACCATAAGAAACAGCACCCTTGAACTGGTCAAACTTATCAAGAGTTAATTTTAAATTATTTTGTAATACCCCTTCTCCTCTATCCATATTTTCGCCTGCTTCGGTAGGTGCTTCAGTACCACCTTCCCCTGCTTGAATTTTATTAGATACTGGTATGACTCCACCATCTGTAGTGTTCATACTTACGTCATCTGTAAATAAGTTTTTAAGCCAACCTTTGAATCCACCGTTTTTATTTTCACCACCTGTGTTGTCTCCAATAATATTAACTCGTCTACCATCATCTATTCTATAAAAATTGCCATCATTACTTTCTTCTATTCTGCCTTTTTCAAGTAATTTATCAAATTCTTCTTGTGCTACTTCTATTGCAGGTAAATTATCACCTTCATCTTTAAGATCAATACCTAATTCTTCTTGTGCTTTAAACCATAAACCACTTTCTTTTAATTTATAAGTTTTAAGTGTTCTATTATTATTTAATCGTAAAATATCCTTTCTATAATTATTCATAGCTTCTTCTATACCTGCTGCAAAATCTTCTGGATTTTTAGCTTCTTTTGAAATTCTTATAATTTCTTTATTTAAAAACTGTGTTGCATCAGAAAAATAAAGTTGTACCCCAGTTCTTTTTCTCCAAGGGTTTACTTGATTATTACCACCTAATAAATCTTTGCTATCTTCTATTAATTCTTTTATTCTTGGTCTATATATAGCTAATCTATCTTTACCCAAATGAGTTGTAATCATATCTTTTAACTCGTTCAACTCTGTAGTATCTTCGTCTGTAATTGTTTTTCCAAGACTAGCTTCAAATTTTCTTAATTCATTTATTGCTTGCAACGGACTAGCAAAGTTTTTGTTTATTATTTTTGTAGCAAAGTCATCATAAAATTCATCACGAGATATATCTAAATCTTCTATAACATCTAAAAATACATCTGGGGTATCTTTAAAAATTACTGCTAATTTATTCAAAGCTTCTGTATTACGAATTGTCTCTCCACTTGGTCCTTCTGTAGTAAATTTAAAATCTTTTAATGCTGTTTCAATTTGTGGTCTTATAATTTTATTTATTTTCTTTTCTTTGAAAGTATCGTAATTATTTTCAGCAGTAATCATACGAGACATCATTTTATTCCAATCTTCGCCAAGATATTTCATCAAGGTATCTTGAACTACTGTGCCATCTTCTAGTGTTATTTTTGGTCCTACTTTTACTTGACCAATAACATTTTTAAAATTTCTTACTGCAACAACTCCGCTTTTGTTTTTCTTTAAATTAATATCAAATATGACTTCTGCTAGATGCAAAGCATTTTTTGTCATACCTGTAGGACTAACAGTAGAAGTAGCTCCTAATGAATCTAAAAGTGTTACTTCTTCATTGATAGCTTTTATAGCTAAATTTAGTTTTGATTCAGGATTAGTAACGTCTATATCATCTAATTTATTAAAATCTATTGTTGAAAAGTTTGCTAAGACCGTATCTGTAAAACTGCTGTTTTGTAAGTTAGAAATAAATTCTTGATTATTTTTTTCTTGATTAACGTATGCTTTTGAAACTGCTTTAGCTGCTTCTGGCATAAAATAATTATTAACAAATTCAGGTCTAATACCTTTTAAATCAGCTCTGTTTTCTGCATTAAAGTCATTAATAGAAGTTTTAAATTCGTCTGAATTTACATCAAATTCTCTTAAAGGTACTTGTCTTACACTTCCATCTTGACCTTCTACTTCAATTAATTTGTTGTTTAAATAATTAGTTAACTTACCTTCTTGTGATAAACCATGATTTATTGCTAATCGTTTTTCAATACCAGCTCTAACAAATAAATTTTTACTTAATACATTCTTTGCTACATTTTTATCTTGTGTTTTTAAGGCATCTGTAATTTCTTTTAGTCTTTCAGGATTAGCCATCAAAACTTCTAGTTCACCTTGCAATATCCCTTTCTGCTTTTCTTCTTCAATAACATTACCTAAAAATCTTTGAAGGTCTGGATTATTATTTTTTAAAGCTCTTGCAATACCCATGATTCCTGTCTCTGGCAAAACCGAAACAGGATTAAAATAAGTATTAACAGCTTGATCGTAAATATTTGTAGCTGCTGTGCTTCTAAAACTGTCTGTCATAATTTACGAAATTCTTGTAGCTGAAGTAAAACTGTTAAGACCACCTACACCTATTTGTAACACCGTTTCAGCTAGAGTGGGTATTTGATTATATGCTTCATTTATATTACTTTGTATTTGATTTCTACGGTCCATATAAGTTGCTTCCGTTGCATCAATATTTCTTAGATATTGCCTTCTATAAGACTCCATAGTTTGATTTATTGATTCGTTGAAGTTAGCTCCTTGTAATCCTTGATCTCTTAAAAGTAGTGCCACAGTAGTACCAGCTTGTTCTGAAGCTCTTATAGATGACATAGCTTGTAAAGTTCTTATATTGTTAGCAAATTTATTTTGTGCTTCTGCTTTTTCTTTAGCTTCTTTTTGTTCAGCTAAAGCCATCTGTTGTTGTCTTTTATCATTTTCAGCATTTTTAAAAGCTATCTGTCCTTGTTGTGCTACTTGTTTAGCTTTTGATCTGGCAGCCATATTACCAGCTATGGCATTAGCAGCAGTAAGACCCAATCCGACATTAAACGCTAAAGCTGCTTTTGTACCTGCTCCAAAAATTAAAGCACCAACACACATTTAGGCTATCCTCAAAAATTCGTAAAAGGGTTTTTGTTCTTTACCAAACTCCTTATGATAATTTACAAAAGTAAATCCAAGAGCTTTTAACCATTTTATAGCAGAACTGTTTTCTGCATATACATAATTATAAAGCATTTTATAAGACTCAAGTAGATTATCAACCCATACTTTGCCTTGTCTTATTAATTGTATGCGGTATTTTTTATTAGAATATAAATCATCTGTAGCAACACACCATATACACCCATCTTTTATAACACCACATAATCCTATTGGTTGGTCGTTATCATCAGCAATAGCCATATTTATTTCACTACCTAAAAACGTATAACTCAAAGCTTCTTCTGGGTCTAAACCTGTTTGATATTTTGCTTCTATTTTATCCATAACTCTCATATTGCTTACAACATATTTAAAGTCTTTTAAGGTTGCTTTTCTTAAATATCCCATCTACATTCTTCTACTCTTCATGTGAAATATTCCTTCGTATTCTGCACTAGCAATTCGTGTTGGTAAGAATGTATTGTTTTTTATATCAATATCAACTCTATCTGATTTACTCATAACAGGTACTTTAAAAGTTCCAGTATCTAAATTTATTTCACCAATAACACTAGAGTTAGAACCTAGTAACCTACCACTAAACTTATGAATACTTGTATCTCTATTTTCAGGAGTTACCTCTACTTGAAAGAAAGATGAATCTTCATATTTGATATAGAAATGATGTATCTGTAATCTGCCACTTAACAGTTCACTTGCTCCTTGTTGTCCAGTTAATCTTTGTTTACTAAATCTATAGTGCATTTCAAAAGGTTCACCAATAATAAATTTACTATTTCTATAATCACCGTTAATAGTTATTGTGCTTGTACTGCCATCTGTAGCATTTGCAGTTTGTAAAACTTGTCCAGACTTCAATGTTTTTGTATTGCCTTGTGTATCTACAAAAGTGCTTGTTTCGTTAGATGTTAAATACCTACCTACTACTGTCATCTTTTTTCTTAGTCGATATGGCACAGTAAATGTAGTCACATCAGTACCAGAGTTATATGCAACAGATACACCTGTAGTTGCTTCAGTTACTTTATGGTCTAAGTAAAATTCAAATTCAGAGTTAGGTTCTCTAAAATCTGTTTCAAATGGTATTTTTTCTAGAGTAACTTTATTATCTTCTTCTATTACTGCAAACAAATCAGTACCAATAAAATCAATATTTAAAAATTTTCTACTTGAATTTATTGTAAAAGTAAACCAAGCATTTAAAACTTTAGAAAAATTTTCACCATATAACCATCTGTTTAAATACAACTTATTAGGATTATCTGAACCTAACAAAACCAATACATCTTGGTTATTAGATACAGCCATTTTAAAAATATTACTTGGTATAAGTTTTGGTACATGAATTGTTGTGTTGGCAGCATCTTTAATTTGACTATCACCTTGAGTTATATATTCTCGAACACCAGCGAAAGAACCTTTTTTAGTAAGAAAATAAATTGAACTACCAGAACCAACAGGTGCAGCAGCAGCACTACTTTCAAATTCTGTTGCTACAAGCACGTTAGCTGATTTTGGTGTAAGGTTATCTGCTGAACTTGTTAAAGTAAATTGTGTTTGTTCACTAAATAAAATCAACCTTTCACCCATAGTTACTGCGTGTTTTAAAATAGCAACTTTTGTATGTGAAGCAGCAACATCTATAGGTTCACTATCTAAAACAGATATAACTGTTTCTGGAAAGAAATTAAAAAACTTAGATACTTCAGAAAGAATTACATTATCACCTGCTAAGAAACCTAACCTGTTTCTAAAAAAGAAAACATTATTTATATTTCTACCAATAAAAGAAGGGTCAGGTGCAGACTCAAGATCGCCAGCAGTACGTTCACCCCATTTAGGTAAGGTATAACTTGCTGTTGTACCACCAACAGTAACGCTATAAGTATCTCCATCTACTCTTGCAAATCTAAAATTACCATCTGCCTGACGTACTAAAACGTGTGGCATTTTATCGTAATCAAATTTAAAAGGTATGCCATCTTCAACAGTTTCTTCCCATTGACCTTCTTCAAAAGTACCACCATTATTAGTAACAAATTTTACATAGTAGTTATCAAAGTTTGTATCTTCATCACCTTTTACTTCTACTACATAACCGTTAGGTGAAACTGTAGGCAGGTCAGTAAACCTTTGTACTGAGTCTTTTATTATTGTCATCTTTGTATCACCTTGAGTATCACTTCCATCTATAGAAAAATTAGACCCATCATTCTTTTTGATATGTAGTACTGGTCCATTTCTTGCTATCGTAAAACCACTCAAACCAGAATCAAGACCAGATTTTATATCGGCAGCTACAGTATCAGTTGATAACGGATTATCGCCAGAAGTATTATCTGTAACCGTAACTCCATCAACCGTAACTGTATAAGTTGTATTTGCTACAGCTTGATTTATAAATACAATAGCTTGCGTATCTGTGCCAGCAGACAAGGTAGAATCCATAGCTGTTATGATTCCTGTATTTACAACAAAAGTAAAGTCAGCAATAGTAACTGTTTTAATTACACTTCTAGGGTCTGAGGTATTTAAGTATGTCGTACCATCAGGTTTATTTACAGTTTTTTCTGTACCATCTAACTCAAAAACTTTGACATTTCCATTACTAAATACTGCTACATACTGTTCAGTTGTATCTCTATTTATAGTTTGTATATGAACATTACCTAAAGGACTACTAGATAATGATGTCAAATAATTTAATCCAGACCTTTTAGTAAGACCTAGAACTGGATTGCTGTCTGCATTATCTTGTATGTCTGCGTGATCTGCCTGTTTTAAAGAGTCAGAAGATTGCGATACACCTCTTAATAAAGTAGGTATAGCTCTTGAAATTAGTGGCATAGCTATCTAATAAGTCCATTTGCAGGGCTGTAAGTGCCGAATACAGTTGTTAATGAAGGGTCTCCTCTCAGTATATTGTGATCTCCATTAGCTAAATCTGTTTCTGTTAATGTTACTCTTGCTCTTATTTCATCTTCTTTTGTATATGTTCTTAGTCCTTGGTCACTAACAAGTCTATCTACAAAAATTCTTGCAGCTCTTATATTGATATAACTTCTTGCTTGTTCTGGTATTTCATCAAAATCTCTAAAGTAAACAACAGTACAAATCAAATCTTCATCAAACTCAAAAGTATTCTTTAACCTGTCATATAATTTTAAACCTCTTTGTATTGGGTCTATATCTGGGTGTTGATGTATGTTTGCATCAACCCTTAAAACATTAACAGGTAGAACAATTTCTTTAGAAGCATTTCGAGTAAGGGTAACATCTATCTCGGTGTTAAAACTCCAACCTTCAGCTTGTACCGATTTGTTTATTTCTACTAAGGTTGATTGAGCAATTTTTACATCTACAGGTAGTGAGCCTGTAAGTGTATTTACAGGTGCTTCTCCTATAGCAGCCAACATTATGTTGATTGCTTCAAGTTCTGTGGTTGCAGCTACAGCCATGATTTAATACTTTTTTATTTTAAGTGAATCCCTCCCACCCTTTTTCTTTTTCTTCTTTTTCTTTTTTGTTGAATGATACATGAGTATAAAAAAAGGGTATCTATTAATAAGATACCCTAAAAATTGAAATTAAGAAGCAGATAGCTTAATAGTAGCTGCACATTCTGGTCTTAAGATGCCATGACCTAACGCATACTTAGCAACCATTAAGGTTCCTTGATACATTATGCCATAATCTGAACCTGAAATTTCAGTTGTCATATCCATTAGTTTTACTGTACCAACAGCAGACTTATGGAATACTAAACCGATAGTCTTACTATCGTCACCTGAGTAAGTATTGTTTGCACCACTTGGGTTAGAAGATACGTTACTCTGAGGTACGTTGTTAGACATCATTACAGGAATACCAGCAACCTGTTGTACTCTACCAGAAGCAAACGAACCGTTACCCTGTGGGTTAAAGTCAACGTCTACAGTTCTAGTAGCAGATTCAGCAAGCTTATAATATTCAGCAGGGGGTAGTACACAAAAACGATCTGTTGGAGGTATATCCCTCTCGTCAAATGTTTGTGCAATATCATAGATAGCTGCTGCTATCTCGTCACCTGTGACATCAGAAGAAGCTGTATTACCATTAGCAAGTGTTAATACAACACCACCATTACCACCACTAAGGTTAGTAGAAGCTCTGGAAGCATTTGCAATTTGCTTGGCTACGTTTTGATCGTATGTACGAGCAAGTGCCTTGCCTAATTCATCAGCGTAAGTTGCTCTTACGTCATAATGATTCTTAAGTTCGTCAATGTTAGCAACGAAACTTTGTGC